TTTAAATATTTCATTCAAAGACAAATCCAAATAAGACTCATCTATATTTATAGTATCGTCTATATTTGGAACGCTTAGAAATTCTATTGTTATACTTGAAAATGCCATATTATTTTAATGTATTTTTTAAAAACCTTTCAACATCTAATCCGTAAGCCTCTATTATATCATCGGGTAATCTTTCAAAACCTAGTTCAAAAGGTCGTGAAAAGAATTTAGTTGCTTTCATTCCTTTGTTATAAACAGAACGCGTGATTAAAAAAGCAGTTGAATCATAAGATAAAAATCGACCTGTAACTCTATCTTTAAATTGGAATCCTCTTGCTCTTACCCATTGGTTAATACCTTGTGTTAAGCCTCCTTTTTTACCTGTACCGCTTCCAAATCTATAAGGGCTATCAGGTGCTTTTGCACTTGATGTTTTACCTTTAACTCCTAAGTCCTGAAACTTACCGTAATCAGCCATTTTAAATGAAAATCTAAAGCTATTTTTACTTACAACAACATCAGAACCTAAACTATTATATAAGTCTTTAGAAACGTTTTTATCTCCTTTAGTTAAATTAGTTCGTGACTGCTGAATAACATAATTAGAAAATTCTTCTAGCGTTTCTTTAGTACTTTGTTTGTCTAACATACTTCTATATTATTTGAAATACCTAACTGAATATCTACTTGCCAACCATCTAAAACATTTGTAAATTGATACATAACAGGCACTGGGTTAGGTTCGTTTAATAAATCAATATCAAATTCATTGTGTTGTCTCTTTAAATTAGAAACTAAACGATTTATAACAGCTCCACAAGTAGCTAAATTATCTAATTCATTATCATTCTTAAGCCATTTATCAGTTGATTTCTTTTTAGATATATTCCTTTGGTCTAATATATGAATAGTAAAGTTATACGCTACCATTCCAACAGGGAAACTCATTCCTGTAGCTAATATGTGAGCTAATGGGAATATATTTTTCTTATCAATATCAACATCTTCAACAGCTCCATGTGTTACAGTATTAACATCTATATCCTGTAATAAGAAATCTTTTAAATATTCGATAACAGTGTAAAAACTATTCATTTGCCTTTAATTGTTTTGATTCTTCGTTTGCTAAATCTACTTTAAAATCTAAGAATGTTAAAAATTCATGTAATTCAGTTTTAGTTGCTCTTTCAAAGTCAAACAAGCACCCTCCAGCAACTGTATAAATTGATTGATACCAACCCCATTTATCTCCAAAGCCTGATTTAACTCCTCCGCCTGTTTCGACTGTTGAAAATAAACCTTCGTAGCTTTCAATAATTCGTTGCTTAAATTGTAAAAAAAAACAAGCGAACCTAAATAAACATCTAATGGCATAAATTGCATTACATCTTTGTACTTATCTGAACTTTCGTAAGGCTCAATTTTATAATCTTCTTTTATCTTTGACACAATAGGTCTATATAAAATAGCCATTGCGTTTAAATGTGTTTCCTCATCTTTTAAATAAGTATCTAAATCTATATACTCACCCGCTGAAATGTTGTCTAAGTTAGGGATAAAACCAAACTCCATTCCTTCTAAAGTAAAACGTTGAATAAATTTAGGCTCTTGTTTTAAAACTTCTGTTAATTGTAAAACAATACCGTTATAATCTTTAGCTTCAATACTTCTTGCTTGTTCAACTGTCAATCTACAAAATATTGTAACCATAGCCAAACATAAGATATCTTCTGTAATATCTTCTGCTTTAATTACTTTTTGAAACTTCAAGAACTGGTCTAAAGTAATTTCGTTTAATGTTTCTGGAATTATAACTTTCATAATTATATAACGTATTTATCCGATTATGTATTTGCCTGCTTGCTTTCTCAATCCTAATACTTCCATTTCATGATAACGCCACGCATCAATAGCATGGTTAAAATTATCAATAGGTTTGTTTAATTTTTCTCCTGTACGCTTGTCTTTGTCCCAAGTGTATTTCAACAATTCATTAATTAAATTTACAGATTTCTTTGTGACCAAATAATTATACTGTTGAATAGTTTGAATACCAAATATTATACTATCGCTTCCTTTAGTTACGGCTTTAGCATTTATACCATAACTTCTCAATTCTGATATACTTTTAGGTTCTGCACTATCACAAAAACAAGGCATCTTAGTTGTTATTAATTTTGATAGCTGTGAGTTACTTAAGCCTTTGGTATAGCATATTTCATTTATTATACGTGTGTCATTATATTTATAAACTTCAACTATACTTGCTGGGTCGTTACTATATCCAAAATCCAAACCATAACCTATTAACCTAGCTTCTGTAGGTATGTTGTCAATTATCTTGTAATTTTCAAATACAACCCCATCCAAAGAACCTACTAATCCTAATCCATAAACCCTCCACTTATTAGCCCAATAATTACTTTTTATGTTGTTATCTTTAAATAATAATTCAAAAGGTAAATTAGGATTGTGAAAGCCTTTAGTCTTATAATCTAAGATACTATCTACTTCACTTTTCGAGAGATATTCGTTATCTTCAAATGTTAGTGTAATAAAGTTATTTTCATTTATATAATCATCACCCCAAAATAAACTATCTGGATTGTAATCTATTATTGTTAGTTTTGCACGTGATATAAACTGCACCGCAGTATCTATGTCCATTTTGTCAGCCTCGTTAATATATAATATATCTCTACGAAAACCCTTACCTACATCATTAACATCAGCACCTAGAAAATCTAAATAGCTTCCGTTTGGGTATTCATGTTTGCTTTCTGATTTATTAAAATCACTTTCGTTTGTTATAACTCCCCAATCCTTACAAATTTTTTTATAATCACGTATAATAGTACGTTTCATTTTTGATAGTTCAGAGCTTAATATTGAGGCTTCTTTTTCTGAACTTAATAAAGATTGTATTACTAATTCAGTAATTGAAATAGTTTTACTAGCACCTTGACCACCCCTGATAACAAAAACAGTTTCCTTTGGATTGGAAACTATTAAGTTTAATATCTTGAAATAAGCTTTAGAATATTTATATTTATTATCTGTTTCCAATGTCTGGTAAATTTGGAATGCTTAAACCTCCCTTTAATTCTGTTTCTGTTTTTTCAACTAAGCTATTTAAACGCTGTGTTATGCTTGGATTATAAAGTCCAGCCATACCGCCTTCTATTTGGTCTTTTCGTATCATTTTCTTTATATGCGAACAGATAGGGGCGTATTCAGTATATCTTTCTTCTTTATTCTTTAAATAATCCCCTAAATCGTTTATTATTTTTTGTTCGAATAGCCAACATTCAAAACCTTCCATAGTAAGGGGTTTTTCCTTTTCTCTGTACACTTGCTCAGCATCTTTACCTACCCAATCCTTAACTAAAAAAGGAACACCCTTTACCTCTTTTTTATAAGATAAAAAGTATTCCCATAACTTATCTGGTGATTCTATATTTTTAGCCATAAATCTTAAAAATTAATTTCCAATAATCTATCATTCCGTAAATATTAAACATCTTTTTCTATATCTCTTATAAAATCAGAAAGTTGCTCAATTGTATTGAATACATAAACCTCGTTGCTTGTACAACATTGCAATCTATTAAACGTTAGTATAAAGCCATTCTTAACCTTTTCAACATCAAAATTTTTAAAATCTTTCATAACTCATACAATTTAGTTAACTTCTTAATTATCGCAACGTACAAACCTGCACAAGTATTGCATAACTTTACATCGGTTTGAAATGCATCGTTATAAATTTCACCTATTTTAATTCTATCCTCACTTACTAAAATATTACTCTTTCTTTTTAAATAATCTCCGTACCATTCTTTTTGCTCGGTTGTAATTTCCTTTGCTCTTTGAAAAGGAAACATTACGTTTAGAATATCCTTTCTGTTGTTACAAGATTCACAAGGGGTAATCCCAACTGCACTTGTAACGGTTGCAATGACATCTCCGATTCCTTTAACTTTCTTTTTTCTTCCCATGCTAAACTTTTACATTTATTTCTTATTTTTTGGACTGTTGAAATAGATATTTCACTATCTCTTGAAAACTTTCTTAGTCCATCTTCATAAGAATGTTTA